CTCGTGAAGACATTTCAAATCTTTTGTGTAATAATGTAGTATATGTTGTCATTCAATATGATAGTGTTTCACATTTTTATTCACAGATGGCTATCTGTATCAAAGGACAAAAATACATTATGAATGCACATGCTTTCCGTAAGTTGCACGATGATGGTACTCCTGTGAAGAAGTATAATCTCCGTGTGAATACTGGGAAATTACAAGCTGGTGTATCTCAAATTGTTCATTTACAATTGACACGATCTGATATCCTTATTAATACTGATAGAGATATGGCTATGTTTGAAATTTTAGGAACTCCTCCAAAAAAGGATATTACTAAGTTCATTCCATCCACTGACTTTACTGGTATTAATAATGGGTTTTACATTATGAAAGAAACTGATGGTACGCGTTATCATAAAAGTCTTACTAATGTAGTTAGATCTTGGTCACCACCTGGTTGTGGTACTGCTAACTGTCATGTTTTTTCATCAAAATGTAAGGAAATTACAAATTTTGGTGAATGTGGAGCTATGCTTGTCATTGAAGCACCACGTGGTCCAGTGATTGCTGGTTTCCACGCTTATGCAGCTTTACATGATGGTGTGCCATCTGATTATGCTATTGCTATTGCTTTAGATATCGATAATGTGTTGACTATGATGTCTGATTTCGATGAAATGTCTCTTGGATTAGGTGATATCGAGCCTAGTGAAATTCCATTAGATCTTGAAGAAGACACCCGTACCTTGAATGAGTTACACCACAAGAGTACTATTGCATATTGTGCTGAAGGATCAGCAAATGTGTATGGTACTATTTCTGGAATGCGGCCCCGGCCCCGGAGTAGTGTAGGTTCAACACCTCTACGAGAAATTGTAGAACAAAAATTTGAACGTAAGTCTGAATTTGGTGCTCCTGTTATGTCTGGTTGGAATTGTTGGCGAAAAAATATCGTTCCTGTGTTGGACCGAACATCTACTTATGATAAATCTATTCTACTGAAAGCTAAGACTGGTTTTCTCAATGATATCCTTGAGGGATTAGAGATCGCCGATCCGGAGTGGAAAGATTATGTCCATCCGCTTGATGACTATTCCACAGTGAATGGTATTGCGGGGGTACAGTTTATCGATGCTATCAATTTCAATACATCTATGGGTAATCCGTGGTGCACAACAAAGAAGAAATATATCTATTCTGATCCTACAGAATCCAAACCTGATGGTAAGAATTTTGAGGAAGATGTTTGGCAGCGTGTTACTAATTGTCATAATAAGTATCAAGCTGGCCAAAGATATATGCCTGTTTTCCAAATGCATTTGAAAGATGAAGCTGTTCCAGCTCAGAAAATTATCGATGAGAAAACTCGTGGATTTTCGAGCGGACCAATAGATTATTCGTTAGAAGTTCGTAAGTATCTTTTACCTTTTGTTCGATTAGTACAGAAAAATAAATTTGTTTTTGAATCTGGACCTGGCACTGTGTGTCAGTCTGCTCAATGGGAACAAATTCGTGATTATCTAGTAGTTTTTGGTGAAAACAAAATTATTGCTGGTGATTACAAACAATTTGATAAAGGTATGCTTGC